TCTTTTAATCTTGCTTTTTCTTCTTCTTCCTGTTGTTTCTTTTGATCATAAAGACTTTTTATTGATTCTTTCAGTTGAACAACGGGAAGAAGAAGAAAAAGCAAGATTGAAAGAAGAAAAAAAGAGAAATAGGAAAAGAAGAAATCTTACTGTCGAGTAAGAGGCATGGTTTAATAGTTAAATAGAAACCCACTTTTTTAGTGGGTTTTTTTTGTTATAAGTATTTATAAAAAAAGTTTCATGAGAGGCGTTAATATAAAATTTCCATTAAATGACGATAAAGAGAGTAATACCCTTTTTAAATTAACACAAACAACAAAAAATGCCTTGGCATCAAATCTTACATTGTTGTTGTTAACACAAAAAGGAGAAAGATATTATGAACCTGATTATGGAACAAATTTAAGAAGATTTTTATTTGAACCAAATGATTCGATAACACAATCAGATATTGAAAAAGATATTAAACAAACAGTATCTAAATTTATACCACAATTAAAAATAAAATCAGTTGAATTTTTTATTGGCGAAGATAAAGATGGGAATAAAATAAATGATAATGAATTAAGTATGTATATTTTGTTTCAATATTCTGAAGATACATTTAGTGAAACAGGAACATTAGAATTAACCTTTTAATTAAAAAAAGATGGCAGACAATAGAATAAATTTTGGTGCAAGAACTTTTAGTGAAACTAAAAATGAATTAATTGCATTAATTGAAGATTATTATCCTGATGTTCTTCAGGACTTTACTGATTCTTCAGTTGGTTCAATGTTAATTGATTTGAATGCAGGTATTAACAATAACCTTGCAGTCAATACAGATCGTGCCTTTCAAGAAACACAAATAGAATATGCACAAAAAAGAGAATCAATTTTAAATATCGCAAAAAATCTTGGTTTTAACATACCAAACAAAAGACCATCTGTAACTGTTGTTGATTTTACTGTTAATGTTCCTGTAAGAGGTGATCAACCTGATCCTGAATATTTTCCAACACTACTTCCAAACGCACAGGTTGTTGGTAGTGGTAAAATTTTTGAAACAACCGATATTATTGATTGGAATTCACCAAGAAGTACATTGGGATTTCCAAACAGGTCGTATATTCCAAATGAAGATTCTAATGGTATTATAAGAAGCTATAGCGTAACTAAAAGAGAAATTGTATTGAATGGTGCAACAAATGTTTTTAACAAATATATCACACAAAATGAAGTTGTTCCATTTTATGAAATAATTTTACCAGATAGAAGTGTTTTAGAAATAGATCGTGTTATACTTGTTCCCGGTAGGGCAACAACACAACCAACAGAAGCTGATTGGAATAATCCTGATTATTTGTACTATGAAGTTGATTATTTGGCACAACAAAGAGTTTTTATTGACGATCCAAATTCAGGTTCAAACGTTGAAACCACTGGTGCAACAGGAATAAAAGCTGGTAGATGGATTGATGTTACACGAAAATTTATAAAAGAATATACATCAAATAATTTTTGCAAATTAACGTTCGGTGTGGGTGATACTGAAACAAATTTTTTTGATGAAGGTTTTGCTAAATTAGGAATAAACACAACAGAATTTTTAAACAATTATTTATCAAATACTGCATTAGGTGAAAAATTAAAAAGAGATCATACACTTTATATTAGATATAGAACTGGTGGTGGTGTTACATCAAACATTGGTGTAAATACTATAACACAATTGGGTAATTACAGTTTAAGAGTTAATGGTTCAAGACAAGATTTTAATCGTGAAGTTCAAAGAAGTTTTAGAGTCAATAATCCGATACCTGCAATTGGTGGTAATGATGGTCTTTCAACAGAACAAATAAGAAATTTAATTAAATATAATTTTTCTGCACAAAATAGAGCCGTAACAATTAATGATTACTTGTTTAAGGTAAGTTCTATGTCTGGAAGATATGGTAGTCCGTTTAGAGTGAATGCATTTAGAGAAAATAATAAGGTAGTAACAGTTATTTTAGGTGTTGATGGTAGTGGTAAATTAAATAATACTTCAAACACATTATTGAAGCAAAATATTGCAGAATATCTAACAGAGTTCAGAATGGTAAATGATTATATCGAAATTCGTGATGGTAGAATATTTAATTTAGCCTTTGATATTGAATGTTATATTGACAATTCCAATGAAAATAATGTTGCAAATTCAATAATTAATACTGTAACCGAATATTTCAATATTAACAATCGTAGAATGAATGAAGATATTTGGTTAGGCCCACTTATTGAATCAATTAATAATGTTACTGGCGTTATCAACGTTTTAGAAATAAAAGTATACAATAAAGTGGGTGGTAGATATTCGATGAACCCTGTAGAACAACCATTGCTTAGTGAAGAAACAGGTGAAATCAGATTAATTGATAATACAGTATATTCTACTGAAGATTCAATGTTTGAAATAAAATTCCCTGAAAAGGATATAAAAGTATTTTTAAGAAAAAAATCTAATGTTCAGATTTAATGGAGTTAATAAAGAAAAGATTTTTAAGAGCAAGAAAAATCGCTTATAGTTCCACTGGTAACACTAAGCAGGGTTATTATATTCCTGACACTGGAACATCATATAATGTTAAATTTTTATTAACTAAAAATGTTGAAGATTTTGGTTTTTTTGATACTCTTGATGATCCAAAAGCAACTGGCGCAACAGGTGTACCAATTTCATCGGTAGAATACACCGTTACTGGTAACTCACCAAGTAGACTTAGTGAACTTAGAAAATGGAGTCCCTTATCTGGATTATCAAAACAATATTATACTTCAACTGGTGTTACCGAAAATGGATTAGATTTAAATAAAACAACAATTACTGAACAAAATAAAACATATTGGTATTATATTGATGGTATAACATATAGGGATATTATTGTTGGAAATAATAGTAGAACTGAATTTTCTTTTAAATCAAAAGCATATAAGGATAGTAATAATTTTACAAATCTACCTTATATAAAAGATGAATCAAAACAAAATGTTATTGATGAACCAATTGTTAATAACGATGTATTTATAGTAAGAGAAGAATTACCTGTTTTTGAAAACAACTATAGGTTGAGAGATATTGAAAATTTAACAGCACTTACATTTTATGGTGGTGGAAATTATTTTAACGTTGTAAATAACACATAATTAATATGGCAATAGGAACTTTTGGAAATATAAGACCAGCAGATGTATCAATAAACGATATTGACGTTTTTTACACATACGCACCAGATAGAGAAAGTTTAACAACAGAAGTTTTTCGTTTGGAAGCAACTGATGTTTTAACAGAATTAAACACACCAACCGATGAACAAGTTGCGGGTACTGAAAATTTACTTGGTGGGCTTTATAATTTAAGACTTCCATCTGAAACTTTTTCTAATACTGGAATATACATGATCTATATTAGACCTAAAGTTATCAGAACAACTATTGTTGATTGTGGTGTTCTATCTGCACTTCCGACAGTTAAAGGTGTTATTTTAGATACAAACGATCCTGCATTGACAGATTTAGATGGTAATAATGTATTACAAGGATATAAAATTGAATATCAAAATTCTGATGGTTCAAAGTTGAGAAATGTTGTTCGTTATGTTGTAACATCAAATAAAGTAATTCCTGTTACTGAAAATATAGGTAACACGTCACAAACATCCGTTAGATATCGTTTTGATGACGCTGGTACGCTTTTATTTCTTCAATTGACTCCATCATCAGCATCTAACGTAAAACCCAATGTAACCCCATTTATTGGCGTTCCAAACCAAACAATATTTTTATCAAACACAAATTTTAATCCTATAGCAATTGAAGTTGAATTAACTGAAAATTCAATTGATACTGTTGTTAACTTAGTTGGTGGTGAACAAATAAGAGATGTTCAAAAGGGGATTGTTACTTATTATGATAGAGTTGGTAATGAAAGAGTTATTACACGTCAATATGATTTATATGAAATTGATGATGATGTTACCGATCAAAATGTATATGAAGTTAAAGAAAGACGTGATAATATTGATACAAGTCAGGATTTTGATGATATAACAAACCCATAAAAACAGTAAAAGATAGAATAAAATGTTTGTTGAAAATCCCAAATATTTGTTTGGGATTTTTTTTTAAAGTATTTATAAAAAAACTTCATTGAGTGGCACTTAAAAAAGTAATAAATAGAAATCAAAATGATCAGTTAATTGGTGATAATTTTACAAATGTACCATCTAACACAGTATTTGTATTAGGAAATTTCAGAGTTGAAAGTAATTTTACTGGTAGAAAAACAAGAAACTATGAAAACGAATTAAGTTCATTTGTAAAACCAATCACACTTGAAACATTATCAATAAGTGAAGCACAATCTGCTGCATTAAATGTTTTATCAACAAATGCAATATTAAATTTAGATAAGAGTGATTTAAGAAGTTTTTCAAAATTTGGTTCGACATCAGAATTATTACGTGTTTCTATTCAAAATATTATTTTAAATTATCCCGCAAGTTTATATGTTAGTAATCAAGTTGATATTGGTGGAAATATAACAGTAGTTAATTATTCATACGATGAAAGCACTGATAGTGCAACTTTTGATGTTCCAACACAATATATTATAAACAATTTTGGGTTAACATTCAATGAAGGGAATAACGTTGTAACAAATAATAATGAATTAAGAAATTTAAATATTTCATTTCATAAATATGTTATTTGGAGAAAAGATGATGCTGAAAATAATACTCACACATTATTAGATTTTGTTGGTGATAGTACAACAAATCCTTTTGTCACATTATTGGTTAGAGGAAACCCAATACCTGAAGCAAGTGGTGGAACATCAAACATACCAATACATATAAAACCAAATCCACAAGAATTTAATACATTTAAAGCTAACTTATCACAATTAGAATCATATTTAATTAGAAAAAGAACTACTGGTAATACATTTTTTACAACTACACTAAAAGATATAATTATTTTTGATACGGGTACTGAATTTGTTGATAAAGATTTTCAATGGCCTACATCCGATGGATATAATGTTGATTTTAATAATTCATTATTTGATAGATATCTTACAACTCTTCTTAATTTAGGTGAAAAATATGATGAAATAAAAACAGATTTAACTTTCAGATTATTAACACCAGAATCTTTGAAAATGTTTGATAATACTGACGAGAAAAAAATGACAAAACTATTGAGGCTTTATGGTCGTGAAGTGGACTCTACTCGTCAATTTATTGATTCATTGGTTAATGTAAATAAAGTAACCTATGATAAAAAGAATAATGTTCCAGATCAATTAGTTAAAAACCTTGCTCGTGCATTGGGTTGGGATGTTTTTGCTTTATTAGAGGAAGAACAATTCATGGAAGAAATCACCGCATTAAATGAACAAGAAAAAGAAGAGAATGATTTACTTCCACCTGAAATTGATATTGAACTATGGAGAAGAATTTTAATTAATACAAATTATTATTGGAAATCAAAAGGTACAAGACACGCATTAAAATCAATTCTTCTTCTTATTGGTATACCAGAACCATTTGTAAACATAACAGAATATGTTTATACTGTTGATGGTAAAATAAATCCAGACACAGTACCGATAACATTATCACAATTACCTTCAGCAACATTACCATATAACAGTCAAGGTTATCCTATTGCAGTAGCAGAAAATGATGATATGTTTTTTCAGCTTTCAGGTAACAATGATTCTGGACAAGCATATATTGATCTTTATCGTGCTGTTGGTTTTGATGTAAATAGAATCGTTGATAATAAAAAATCATGGATTTCAACTGGTAGAACAGAAAGAACACATTATACAACACCAAATTATTTTCAAGAAGACAGCAAACTTATAATAAACACTAAAGAAATTGATGTTACATTAGACACATCACGTGCAATTGAATATGATGTTTGGAAATATATTACAGAAGTAGATTATCCAATTAATTCATCAGCATATACTCGACCATATGTTTTTGTTAATATTGGTGTTGGTTATTCTGCACCAGAAACATCATTTTCAATACCAAATGATCCTTTGGGTGATATTCAGTTTAATTTCAACGGTATTGTGTTAACTAAATCAGGATCAACAGCATCAGGATCAACAGAGTGGGATTATTATCAAAGTGGTAGAACCGTTACAATTAATCCTTTAGCGGGTGTTCAAGCAAAACAATATCCATCAGGTGAAAAAGATGTCATCACACTTACTTATTTATATGATAGGTTAGGTGTTCCAACAGTTGGTGAAATAAAATATTTGGTTTATCGTGTTCCACCATCACGAATTACAAATGCTGGTGCAAGAATAGAATTACCAGAAGAACCTAAAGGTGATGTTCAATTATCAATCAATGGAACATCAGTAGCACAAGGAACAAGTGATTTTACTGGTGATTATGTTTTTGATCCCGAAGATAGAAGTGTTTTGGTTGTTCAAAACAGTGATTTGATAATGTATATTCAATCAAATCCTGCGGTTGTTGTTTCTTATATTGTCAACACAACTGATATTAGTGTTGAGAAAAAATCAGAATTTTTTAAAGTACATAATTTAAATGGAACAAAATTCTTTTATTGTGCACCGATAAATAAGTATGTTTATGAGTTAAACTTTTCACTTTTAAGTGTCGAAGATGTAAAGGTTTTTGTAAATGGTATTACCCTTCAACCTTATACCGATTATCAATTAAACCCATTAAACCCTAAACAGATATATTTACCAGCAACTATGAAATTAGGTGATGTAATTGGTGCATATTATTTAATTGATCCATCAGATGAATCAAAACCAATTATTGATGATGTTTATGGATTGGGTGATATTTCTAAATTAACATTTTTAGAATTTGTTGAATTGGTTCAAAGAAGATTGGTGAACGCAAAAAGTAGAAAAATTATTACAGATTTTAAAGGTGGTTTTTATCCAACAATTCTTAATTTGTATGCAGAATACCTAAAAAGAGCATGTTTAGATGATGATAATCCATTACAAAGTAATGGGTATACTTTTGGTAATCTATACCCATTCATTAGTAAATATAATGCATTCTTTGAACGATTTGTAAGACAGTTATTACCTGCAACAATAATATTGAGAAGAGGTGGAATATTAATCAGAAACACAATATTTACAAAACAGAAATTTACATATAAAAGAGGGGTTAGTTTTGATCCCGAATTACAGTGGCTTGGAACAGATGGTAGTGAATTTAAATATAGATTACCTGCAACGGTTTGTGAATGGACTGATGATAGAGTTTGTTTACCAATAGATGATCCATGTGTTGACTTTGGTTTTGTTGGAGAACCAACAGTTCTTTGTGCTGGTGAAACTACAACCACCACAACAACCACAACCACTACAACAACGACAACAACCACTACTTTACCAACAATTGATTTACTTTGGGTTGGTGGTCAGTTTGATCCATATTCAGAAGAAACCAGTGATTCAAATTCTGCATATAAAGAATATTATTGGAATTTAGAATTGTCAAGACCGTTGATGGCTGGTGAAACCATTGAAATAACATTTGATTATGAATTACAAAATAGTGGCAATGACTTAGATGCATTTTCAAACATTACTATAGTTACAGGAACAACAACTGGTGCTATTGCTGGCGAAATAATTAATAGAATATTATATGATCAAAATAATGTTCTTGGTAGTGTTGTTGATGGTAGTAAAACAATATTATTAACACAAGCAAAACAAGAAGTTAGACTCGGTATTGTTGTTGATTTATCTCGTGAGTTTGTTGGTTCAGGCGTATCGTTTGGTAGTGTTGTTGAATCAGGATTTATAGGTACAAATGTTAACGTTGATCCACCAGATGTAATTGATGTAGAAGTTAATTTATCATAATAGAAAAAGAAAATGAGTGCAAAATTATATTATAGTTTTTCGGGGGGAACACCCAATTATTTATCAGAATTATTCTATAATACTGGCACTACTGCTATACAAGCACAATTACATAATAGTGCAGGAATGTATAATTTTAATAATGTTGAAGATGGGACATATAAAATAAAAATTACCGATGATAATGAGTGTGTTATTATAAAATCAGG